ATATTATTTGATATCGAATCAGACAACTATTTAGAACACATGACAGTCATACATTGTATAGCTTGCATAAACGTCGATACAGACGAAGTATGGAGATTTAGACCTCACCAGATTAAGGAAGGTCTTAAATTCCTACAAGCCGCAAAGGTTTTAATTGCACATAACGGTATAGATTTTGACATTAGGGCAATAAAGAAAATATATCCTAGATGGAAAACAAATGCTTATATTTATGATACACTAATTGCCGCTAAGGTTGCATTTCCTGATATTAAAGACAGGGACTTCAAGAGACTTAGAGGTGCAATGAATAAGTCACCAAAAGACAGGAGTGATCTTGAAACTAAGATGATGAGAAATATTGGTAAACATTCTCTTGAAGCTTATGGTTTAAGAATGGGTTGCCATAAAGGTGACTTTGGTAAAGAGATTGGTTTTGAGACATACTCAGAAGAAATGATGGAATATTGTGTACAAGATGTAATTGTAAACGCTAAGTTATTTCACAGATTAGAGAAAGAAGAAATTAATCAAGATGCTTTAGATTTAGAATTTAGAACACAGCAGATTTGTTTAGATCAAACTGAGAAAGGTTTTGATTTTGATATAGACAAAGCTAGAAAACTAGAGCAAGATTTAATGAACAGACAACAAGAATTAGCTCAATTAATTTGTGCTGATTTAGGTGGGGATTTTATCATTAATTTAGGTACTAAAGTGCCTAAGAGAACCACTAAGTATAAAGACCTTTTAAGGGGACAGTATACCAAAGGTGCGGCATATTCCAAAATAAAATTTAAAGAGTTTAATCCTAATTCAAGATATGATCTTGGACAGCGTTTAATCACTAGATTCAATTGGAAGCCTAAAGAATTTGGTACGGATGGTAAACCGACACTTGGTGAAGAAATTCTTTCCAAGATGAAATACCCTGTATCTACACTAATTTCAGAATACTTGATGGTTGATAAACGATTGGGTATGCTTGCTAATGGCAACGGAGCGTGGTTAAAATTGTACAATGAGGACACAGGGTGTCTCCATGGTAGAATTAATACGCTTGGAGCTGCAACATCACGTTGCGCCCATATGAAGCCTAATTTAGCACAGATTCCTTCGGTTAGATCACCATGGGGTAAAGAGTGTAGAGAGTTATTTACTGTCCCCAAAGGCTTTAAACTATTTGGTACAGATGCATCAGGACTTGAGTTAAGAATGTTAGCTCACTATATGTTCCCATTTGACAATGGTGAATACGCAGATGTAGTACTTAATGGTGATATACACACAGTTAACCAGACAGCAGCAGGTTTAGATTCTAGAGATACCGCAAAAACATTTATATATGCTAAAATATATGGATCTGGTATTAAAGGTTTAGCTGAGACTTGTGGAATGTCTGTTAAAGATATGAAGAAAGTAGTTGATAGTTTTGATAAGAACTTACCTGCATTAGTTAAATTAACTGAAGCTGTAAAGTATACTATTAGGACTAGAGGTTATGTTAAAGCATTAGATGGTAGAAAAATATATTGTAGTAGTGAACATGCTGCTTTAAACTATTTACTACAATCAGCAGGTGCTATAGTATGTAAAACTTGGATGGTTGAAATACATAATTTATTAAGTATTAAAGACCCAGAGTATGAAAATTATGTCAAACAATTAGCATTTGTCCATGACGAATTGCAGTTTGCATATGATGAAAATAAAATTTCAAATACTGAATTAGATTTAATTTCAAAAGAGGCTATGAGTAATACTCAGATAAAACTCGGAGTAAAGATTAAGCTAGATTCAGATAGTAGTTTTGGTAATAACTATGCTGAGACTCACTAAAATTTAGATTAAACCGAGTAGGGTGATGACGTACCTGTGCCGAGAGACTAGTAAAAATGTCTAAACTAAACCATCGAAAAGTTTATTTGCGTGTCCAACTAAACATTGATTGGACTTAACCCATTATAAACGGAAAATCCTGAGAAAGATTTTAAACTTCTCACATATACTATAACGTACTGATTGTAACAGTCGTGCTAATAGTGAAAGCGATGCACTGATAAAGCATAGATTAGCTTAAACTAAAACCCTGAGTAAACGGTTAAAAACTGCTCACCTTATATCTAGGAGATATTATGAATATATTTAAATTAAACATGGAACTAGATGCTTTACTTAAAAGCAATCCAGAACTTATGGAATTACAATTAGAGATAAGTAAAAACTTAGCTAAATTTGATACACCAGAGGGTCGTATGTATTATCTAAGTACAGAATTATTTGATAACTTTGATTTATTAAGAGAAAAATTAAATGATTTAGAAAAGAAACTAAAGGAATTATAATGGAAAGATTAAGTATAGCAAATCAAATTAAAATAATTAAAGATGCAGGTTTAAAGATACCTGTATATCGTGCACCTACAGAGGACTATGATCCTGAATGTCCTACTAAATTTGATAGACATGTAATGCATGAAGCAGTTGAAGTAAATGTAAGTGTTAGATTTTTACTAGGTTTAGTAGAATATCTATCTAAAGAAATATTAATAATGAACCAAGGTAAAGCAATCAACCCTACACTTTGGAACAGCTTAAAGACAGTTAGAAAACTAGTTAAGGAGCAGCATAATACTATGGGGGGATCACGAAGGAGGTAATATGCCAATACTGATATCTATACTAAGAAGTATAATAATCAATGTAGTAACTAAGAAAATTGTGAAAGCTATTAAGCCAAGGAGCAAAGATGAAAAGAAATAAGATAGTAGAAATAATCTTATCATTAATGGTAAAGATTAAAATTAAAGATAAAAGAATTAGATACACAGTACTAGGTATTCTAGGATTAGCACTAGCTGCTTCCACTCAGATTACTAATATTGATGGTGAGATTGAATCAGTAACACCTAGTAAAAATGTAATTGAACAAGTAGTTGAAGATGAGGTGTCTAAAGCTGCAGGTAGTGTAATTGAAGAAGTACTTAAGAATTTATTCTAGGAGAATATATGAGTAAGCAAAAACTATTAATTGGTATATCAGGTAAGATGGGTAGTGGTAAATCAACAATATCACATATGCTTAAAGCAGCATTTGGTGACACTATGAAAGTCGATATTATGTCACTATCTAGACCTATATACAAAGCACAGGATTTACTATATAAAGAATATGGTTTAAAACTTCAAGGTGACAAGGATAGGGATTTATTAATAGCTATTGGTAAATGGGGTAGAGATATATCCTCAGACTTTTGGTTAGAACAGATGGCTAAAATGATTACTGAATCAGAATCAGATGTTGTAATTTGTGATGATGTTAGATTTGAAAATGAAGCTGACTTCTTTGATAGACTTGGCTTTCTAGTTAGAATTGAAGGTGAACAACGTGGTGAGAATGTTGATCATTCTAGAGCTAATGATAGTACTGAGTGTTCATTAGATAATTATAAGTTCAAAAATAAAGTAAGCAACCTTTTAGCACCTGATGCAATGTGCAAGAAAATTGCAGAAATGATGGGTGGTGAGAATGAGGACAATTAGAAGTAAAAATCTTAAACAACGATTTAAACTTACTACTGATGCTTATGATCAACAGTTTATACACCAAAGAGGTCTATGTGCTATCTGTGAAAAACCAGAGGTAAACAAAGATGTTAGTGGTAAGATAAAATGGTTAAGTGTTGATCACAATCACGCTACTGGTGAGCTTAGAGGACTATTGTGTTATAAATGTAACACTGGTCTAGGTAAGCTTGGTGATAGCTTAGTGACACTAGAGAGTGCAATTAAATATTTAGAAGAAAGAGGAAGTTATGGAGAATAAAAAACCAGTATTAATTATTGATGGTGATATATTAAACTTTACAGTAGGCAGAGCAACAGAAGATTATTCAGATTTTGGTGATCAATTATGTAAATCTTTTGATAAAGAAGGTACTATTAGATTACTAGATCAAGGTATACAGAATATAGCTGATCAATGTGGTTATAATAGGGAAGATATTATATTCTCTATTTCATGTACTAAGAATTATCGTAAGAGATTTTTCCCTACTTATAAAAGTAATAGAAAAGATGTTGTTAAGCCATTAGGTTTACAATTTATTAGAGAACACTTAATAGCAAATAAGGAAAAGTATAATTTATTAATGATCGAAGAGTTAGAAGCTGATGATTGTATGGGAATATTTGGAACATCAGGTGATGATAGTATCTCAATATATTCACAAGATAAAGATCTTAGGACTATACCAGTAAGACAATGGTGCTTCAAGAGAGGTAAATTTTGGACACCAACATATAATGGTTCAATGAAATGGTTATACACTCAGGTGTTAACTGGTGATACTGTAGATGGTTATAAAGGTTGTCCTAAGATTGGTAAGGTTAAAGCTGAGAAAGCGTTATCTAACTGTACTAATGATCTTGAATTACTTGAGCAGATATTTGTTAGATATTATATAGCTTATGGTAAAGATATAGATATAGCTAAAGAGAAATCTTTAGAGCAATTTGGTCAAGCTAGGATACTACATCAGTCTGATTATATTGAGTTAACGCAGAATAATAAAACATTTGATCCTTATAGTATACTAGGTGTAGATAGAGATATGTTAGAATCTTGGACTGAAACTTATGTAGAATCAATAGCTAAAGCTAAGAAGAAACCTAAAATAAAGAAGGTTAAAGATGTTTAAATGTCAGAACAGTAAGTGTAAAAAAGAAACAGTATTATTATACTATCTATCAGAGTATGGTCAAAGAGCCAACAGAACAAAAGATGGTAAGGAGTATTGTAAGGAATGTTTCAACAAGAAATTTGAGGAAAAACATAATGACAAAAGTAACAAAAAGTGAGCGTAAGTATGGTAAGAAAGAGTCAACTGAAAAGCTTACTAGAGGTAAGAAAACTAAAAAGGATACTGAGAAACCTGAAGAAGAAATGTATAAAGTACTTATAGATGGTTCTGGTTTTAGTAAAGCTATGAATTATGATGGCTGTCAGGAGTTAATCAGTAAATATGAAACAAATGCTAAGAGATTAAACAGGTTAAAACCAAGTTTAGTATTAGTCAAACAATAGGAGGATATTATGGGTGGAAAGTCCAATTCTTTAAGAAACATAGTAAAAGATGTAGCTACATCAGTAGATAAAGCCACAGGAACTAAAGCAGGTTCTAATGTATTTGACGCAGTTAACAGTAGCGTAATTGGTGAAGCTGATAGGAAATTATCAGGAGATAAAATTATATTATCCCCTACCAATAGGAAAGAAGAAGAAGCTAAAGATGCTGCAAGAGATGATACTAGACAAAGAGAGCAAGCAATTTCTGATCAAAAAGAATTAGCATCTAATCTTAGAAGACAAGAAGCTACAAGTGCTGATGCAAGTAGTGGTTCAACTATTCTATTGGGTAAGAAAGGTAAGAAAAGTAAAGGTAAAAGTTCGGTATCTGCAGGCATGGGATTGTCTACAGGTAAAACAGGATTACAATCTTAAATGGATAATATGAATAAAGGTGGTGCTAAGAAAAGATATGACAAACTTGTAACAAAGAGAGTTAATTATCTTACTAGAGCAGAAGATGCTTCTAGATTAACAGTACCTCAATTATACACTGGAACGTATGATGGTAGTAATGATGGTAACTCTTATGGGACACCATATCAATCATTAGGTGCACGAGGTGTAAACAATTTAGCAAACAAGATTATATTAACTTTATTCCCCCCTGCTACAGCTTTCTTTAAAATGGGTATTAGTCCAATTACATTGAAACAGTTAGGTAAAGGTGAAGGTGAAATACAACAAGCTTTGCAAGTATTAGAAAAAAGTATTGTAAATGAAATGGAAATATCTCAACTAAGGTCAACACTTGTTGATTCGCTTAAACAAGCTATAGTTGGTGGCTCATTAGTTTTACATATACCAGAGGAAGATAATCCTAAAGTTTTTAGTTTAGATAGCTTTGGTATTAAAAGAAGTAAATCCAAAAGAGTTCTAGAATTAATCATTAAAGAATCAATGATGTATTCTGAATTAGATAAGGATTCACAAAAACAACTTATTGAGTCAAATAGACTTAAGGAAGAACATAAAGATGGTAAAGAACCTTTATGTGTATATACTGTTATAGAAAGACAAGATGATGGAATGTATAAAGTACATCAAGATATCTATGATTTAGTAATGCAAGGTACTGAAGGTATTTATAAAGAAAAAGAATTACCTTATATATTTGTACCTTTTGTAGATCGTGGTGAAAGTTATGGTAGATCATATTGTGAAGATTTCATAGGTGATTTAAATTCATATGAAGGTCTTAGACAATCAGTATTAGAAGCAGCAGCAGAGTCAGCAAGACTTATTTATTTAGTTAAACCTAATGCTACTTTAACAGTTAAAAAGTTACAGTCAGCTAGAAGTGGTGATGTACTCGTAGGTAATCCAGATGATGTTGGTGTATTACAAGCTGATAAAAGATTAGATTTACAAATTGCTCAGACTGAAATGGAGATACTAAGGAGAGATCTAGGTACTTTATTTCTATTAGATAGTTCAGTTACTAGAAATGCAGAAAGAGTTACAGCAGAAGAAATTAGGAGAGTATCACAGGAACTAGAAGTTTCACTTGGTGGTATCTACTCAACACTTGCTAATGTACTTCAAGAACCTTTAGTTAATCTATACTTAAGTAGATTAAGAAAGAAAGGTAAAATTAATGACGCATTGAAAGATATGATTGAATTAGAGGTTACAACAGGTTCAGCAGCTTTAGGTAGAGGTACAGAATTTAATTCTATTACAGCTTTCCTACAGACTACACAAGCTATACTTGGTGATCAATTTGCTACATATGTTAAAATGCCTGAGCTTATTGCACGAGTTGCAAATAGTTTAGATATTGGAACATCTGAGTTAATTAAAACAGAAGAAGAGATTCAAGGTGAGCAACAAGCGGCACAAGAAGCTCAAATGGCACAACAAGCAATTTCTCCTGCAATTAATGCAGCAGCTAAACAAGGACAAGAAGAATGAGTGAATTACAAACAGAACAAAATAATGAAGCAGTAGCAGAATCAACAGACCAATCAGCAGAACAAATCTCAGAAGAAACTCAGCAAGCCTCCACAGGTGAGCAAGTAGATACTTCACACGAGATAAAAACTAATGGTAGTGAAGTTGGTTTATCGAAGAAACAGGAAGAAGAGAGTAGTGAACCTTCCCCTTATTCTTCAGACAACATTAATGGTTTAATAGAAGCAGCACTTAATGGTGAATTAACAGATGAACAAAGAGCATCAATAGACGAAGATGGTCTAGGACAGCACTTTGACATGATAGTTAATGGTCATAAAGCTGAGATTGCAAAGAATGACGCAGAGATAGTAGGAGTAGCAGGTGGTCAAGAAGCATATACTGAGTTACAAGAATGGGCAGTATCCAATCTTGATGATTCAGAAATTGATGCTTTCAACCGTGCTGTACTTGAAACTGGTGACATTGGTATTGCAAAATTAGCTGTAGAAGGTCTGCAAGCTAGGTACCAAAGAGCTAATGGACAAGCCCCAAATAAAATTATTGAGGCAGGTGGTACTAGCAATGAAAGTAATCGTCCATATAATAATGTGAATGATTACATAAACGAAACAATGTCTATGAAATATAGACAAGATCCTGAGTACGCAGCACAAGTTGAGGCGAAGAGAAATCTATCAGGATTCTAACAAGGAGGTAAACAATGGCATATAGTTCACAAGGGGTAAACAACGGAGCTGCACTAAACGGTACAGTAGACAGAGAATTATTTCAAGTTAAAGCAGCAACAGATGTTTTAAAGTATTTTAAAGTAACAAACGTAGCACGTCAATTAATTACTAATGAGTCAATTGATAGTGGTAAATCAAAATCATTTCCAGTTGTAGGTAATGCTACAGCATCTTCAAGAGACGAAGAGACTTTAGCAGAGCTTTCACTTCAAAGTGTTAAAGCTACTGAAAGAGTAATCGCTATTGACGACTTAACAGTTGCTCATAGTTGGATTTCAGATCTTGATAATGCAATGGTACACTACAATGCAAGTGCTGCACATATTGAGTCTATCGGTAGAGCTTTAGCTAAAGCTGTAGATATTGCAATTATTGCTAAAGTAATTGAAGCAGGTCGTATCGTTGATGCTACTGCAGCAGCTACAGCAGGTCTTAAAGTATTTGCTGACGATGTATTTTCAAGCATTGTTCAAACTCAACAAGACTTTGATACTGCAATGACAGGTTCAGAAGTCCAAGCAATGATGGCTTCAGCTATGACTGAATTTAGAGACAAAGATTGTGTTGGTGATCCAGTATACTTACTTAGACCTCAACCATACTTCGCACTACTTAACAACGCTGCTCAAACAGGGTTAACTTGGGTAAATGATGAGTATGCACAGTCAGGTAAAGTACCGATGGTATTAGGATCTAAAGTTATGTATTCACCTAACTTTCCTGCTATTTCATCAACTACTGGTGATGAGAATGCAGTTGGTGTTCTTTTCTCTAAAGAGTGTGTAGGGATCTTAGAGTTACTTTCTGTATCTATTAAGACTGACTATATCCCGACTAGATTAGCTGACCTTATGGTTGGTAAACTAGCTGTTGGTTATGGTATTCTTAATCATGGTTCAGCAATTACTTTTGGATTTGAAGAACAAGCATAGAAATAATTAACTCCTATGAGGGTTGATTAATAATATTGGGGAGGCTTAATTGCTTCCCCTTTTTTTGATAACTAAAATAAGGAGATAAATTATGGGAATGTTAACAGAATTAGAAGCAATAAATCAGATACTTAGTGTTACAGGTGATTCACCAGTAGCAAGTGTAAATAGTACATATTCACAAGCTGTTGTAGCTAGAAGAATACTATTAGAAATTTCAAAAGAAAAACAAGCTAAAGGTTATTGGTTCAATGAGTTAGATGAGCAATTAATAATTAGAGATAGTGATGGTTTTATAAACCTACCATCAGATACAATAAGATGTGATATACCTAGAGACTCAGGATATTACATACAAAGAGGTTTAAGAGTTTTCGATAAACTAGCTAATACATATGTAATTCAAGAAGATTTATATGTAAATCTAGTTGCAGAGTTACCTTGGGCGCTATTACCACAATCATTTAGACAAGTAGTAGTATCATATGCAAGTTTAAGATATAATGCTGAATACTTTGGTTCTCCAGAGTTAAATCAGTCTATACAAAATGATGTTTTAAGGAAAGACTTAGCATTGACAACAGAAGACATTGATAATAGAGATTTAAATATGCTTAATAATACTAGATCTAGTAATATAGCATTTAAAAATAGAAGGAGGTAAGTATGAGCTTAATCAGTCGAGTTATAAAAAGCCTCATAAATGGTATATCTGAGCAAGCACCTAGTGTTCGATTAGATAACCAAGTAGAGGATCAAGAAAACATGATCCCTGATATATCTGGCATACTAACTAGAAGAAGTCCAGTTACGTTAGATAATATAATTACACAGGATGGTTCTAGGGTTTATGCTGATGAACACGCAATGTTTACACTGACTATAGATGGCGAATTAGTGTCACTAGGTGTTAAACCAGATGGTACAGTTTATAGATTTGATGAGAATTTTGCAGATACTACAACTATTACTCAAGCAGCTAGTGTTAAAACTTATTTGACACATACTGATAAGAAAGATATTGCTGTAGTAGAGACTAGTGATAAATTATTTATACTAAATAGAGGTATTCCAGTAGCTTTAAATACTTCACCAACATTACCAGATGTACCATCTGCAACAGTTTATAGGCGAGGGTTAATATGGGTTACAGCAGCGTTTCTAGATGCTACGTATACAATAACACATATAGCACATGATGGTACTAGTACATTAGTAGGTTCACATAAGGCGGTAGCTACGGATACACCAAAGTCTATTGTAACTAAACTTATATCATCAGCAGCTACTAATATGACAGCAGCTATACCTTTAACTAAGACTTTTCATCAAGAGAATAATACAGTTATTGTTAGGAACTTAGGTTTAGATTACTTTGAAGTTGAATGTGACTTTGGTAATCATATAAAGACTATTATGGAAGCTCAGCCAGAGAATACAAAAACATTGGTTGATCCTGCAATACTACCTCCTAAGGTAGCAGTAGGTGTTTCAGATACACTAACACCAGTTGGTACATCTAATTTTCTAGTTAGAGTTAACCCTAGTGTTAATGAAGAATTAAATACATATTATCTTAAATACTCTATTGAATTTGATGCATGGGTTGAAGAGAATAATATATACATTGATTCTATTAATAATGAGACTATGCCTTGTAGTATAATAAAAGATACTGTAACAACTATTACTGTAGCTCATTCAGATTTCTTAGTACCCCAAGCAGGTGATAACTTAAGTAATCCTGCACCCACTGTAGTTGGTAGTAAAATTAAAGATATGATAGTATTTAATTCACGTCTAGGATTTGCTACAGAAAGTACTTTAGTATTTAGTGTAATTGATGATTTCTTAAATCTGTATAGAACAACAACATCTTCATTTTTAATAAGTGATGCAGTTGATTTAGAATTAGATTCAAGTAAACTAGGATATAGAACAATTGATAACGTATTCAGTATGGATAATAATATAATTGTCAACACTGGCTTGACACAGAGTATGCTTGCATTACCACAGAATTTAGATATATCTAGAGCTATATTTGCTCAGGTATCATCATTTGATTTAGGTAGCAATGTACCAGTACCAATTAGACGTTCAATGTATTTTCCTATTAAGTCAGGTAGTTTTTCAACAATTAAAGCTTTTGCTCCTGATACAGAAACAGGTGTAGGTTTTACGGATAATTCTGTGACTAAACATTGTGAGAAATTAATAAGAGGTACTGTAGTTCAGAGTATATTCTCAAATGATATATATCTAGTTAGAACAACTGATAACCCTAAAGTATTATATGTACAAAATACATATGTTGCAGAGGGTACTGTATTACAAAATGCTTGGCACAAGTGGACATTTAAATATGATATTAAATATATTTATTCCACTGGTGATGATCTTAAAATGGTATTTGAAGATACAGATAATACTCAGACTATATATGGTTCTTTAGAGCTTAATCCTGCAGAGATTACAGAAGATACTGATGCACAGATTGGTTACATACCATACTTAGATTATCAAACTACAAACCCTACTCTAGCGTTACTTTTATCTAATACAATTTCAGTAGATTTAGCATTAGGTAAACTAGTACCAGTAGGTTCGGCTAATAGTACACAGGGTAATAATTTTGTGTCTAGAGTAGTACTAAGTGAGATAATACCTAAGACGCAAGGTTCTGATGGTAGTATGACTAAGTTGGGATATGCTTTGTTGATGTTAAGGAGGATGGCTGTGACATTAGGCTATTCAGGTAGATTTAAGATTAATATTACAAAGACAAAACGAGTTGTATATAATCATACATTTATACCAGAACTATTAGGAAATATAATAATTGGTAGAGAACCAGTTAATGTTAGAGCAGCTAAATTTCCTATTAATGGTAGATCGCAAGATGTTACTATTGAGATATCAACAGAAAATACATTTACACCATTACAGATAATTAGTCTAGAATGGCAAGGACAATTAATAACACAAGGTGGGAGGTAATACTCCCCCCTATATTTAGGAGTAATAATGACTAAAGATGTCACAAAATTAAGCTTACAGAGTATAATTACTGATTTTAGTAAGGATTTAGAGCCAACACCAGAATTAAAAGCAGAAAGAAGAGTTATTATATCTGAGTTAGAGCGTAGAATGGGTACTTTAGATAATAAATATGATATGGAAAAGTTTAATGATGGTAAAATAAAACACCATTATGCCACAGGTGTATATGGTAGGGAATTATTTATACCAGAAGGTCAAGTAATAGTGAGTAAAATACATAGGGGAAAGACATTCAATATCATTACAGAAGGTATGGTGTCAGTAATATCTGAAATGGGTTTTCATACTTATTCAGCTCCACATGTTTTTGTATCTGATCCATTTACTAAACGAGTTGTTATATCCCATATGGACAGTATATGGGTTACTGCACATGGTTCAGATAAAACAGATTTACAAGATATAGAAGAAGAGATAATAGCAAAAGATTTTTCAGAACTTAATAGAATAGAGGAGGAATTATGACATGGGTAGCAGTAGGTTCTGCATCAGCATCAATGTTAATAACTAGTATGCAAGGTGGACAGAATAGCCTAAATAGAGCAAAACAATTAAAAGCTCAGAACGCAGCAAGAATTAAGCAACTTAACCAACAGTTTGAATTTGATACACAAAATATGTATAATAATAAACAAGCAATTGATAGGAATAAATTTAAAAATGATGTCCTAATACAGGAAAATAAATTAGATGCACAAGATGCTTTCTCTCAAGCCTTCGCAGGTTCAGGAGTTAGAGGTAGATCTGTAGACGCTTTAGAGGCTCAAATTGTTGCTGATGTAGGTAAAGCAATTAATGAGAATGAAGAACAAGCAGGTCAATCTAAGGATAGACAATTTTTAGGTATAATGAGACAAAGTCAACAGAATACACAAGCTATAGATAACATGGAAGCGTTTGATTTTGGAGCAGAGAAAGCTGCTAATGACATGGCTACATGGTCAGCAGGTGTAAATTCATTAGCCTCACAGAGAAACCTCGAAAAGTGGTTTAATAAATAAAGGAGGGAATTATGGCAAGTAAATTTTTTAATAGACCGCAATTAGGTCAAGCTCAATTGAGTAATGCGCAGCAAAGTAATTTACCTAGTGAAGATGTTCAAGCTACTAGACGTGCACAATTAGCAGCAAAGAGTATTGAAACATTAGCTAGTTTAGGACAAAAAGTTACAAGAAATGTAACTGGTGCTTACTTAGATAATATTGATGCTAAGAATAAACTAGAAAGTAATACCTTGAGAGAACCTTTTATGAGTAGGGTTCAGTTAGATTTGACTAATACTGAAAATCTAGAATCATATAGTGATGAGGATCTAGCATCTAAATATACTGAGTATTCTGAAAACTATCTAAAGGAACATAAAGATAAACCTTATTCTAATCAACTTAGACAAGATTTAGAAATGATGAAACCTACTATGTTAACTAACATGCGTAAGAATAGGGATGCAGTACATACAAAGAAAGTAACTGATAATACAATTCAAGGTGCTTCTAATGTAGCTCAGATGTTTTCTAAAGGTCTTATTGATAAGGAACAGTATTATGGTAGAATGGGTGAGTTAGCCCATGATGCTACATTTGCCTTTCAAGTACCATCTAGTTCTAAAGTGCCACTAAGTGATCAGGGTAGAGATAATTATATGACGAAAGTTACTAATCCTCAAGCCTTAAAAGCTATACTTAAAGGTATTATGATACAAACAGGTGAACCAAATAATTCAGTAATTGCTAATGATATGGCAAGTCCTGAGTTTAAAAAGGCATTTAATATATCTGACACTAATGAAGAGTACAATCAAATGCTAGAGGTGGTAAAAAAGAAAGGGGCTAGAGCTGATAAGATTAATTATAAGGAAGGTCTAGATGGATTTAAAGAGTCATTATATACTAAAACTAATCAAGGATTTACAGTAGATATTGATAGAGAGCTTCAGGCATTTACTGACTCAGGTAAAACCATTACAGCACAGGATGAACATTCTTTGAGAAAAAGCTTTGAAGATGAGAATAAGACTAATCTTACATCAGTTAACTATAGAGATAATCTAAAAGGTGGTAAAGATATTACTGCAGGTTTAACTAAGAAAAAGAGAGAATCTGTGTATGAAAGGTCATTTACTGATGTATTAGATATTAATGAAGAAGGTATAAGTATTGACACTGTTAGTTCTTCTTTAAGTGGTAAAAATGGTCAAGTTGAGTTTGGTGAGTATATTAAATCTGGCGGTAAAGTACCTGATAAATTTGTAAAAATGTTTGATGTCCCTGCAGGTTCGTCAGCAGAGAAATGGGATAAAGCTAATGGAGCTATTGTGTTAATGCAAGCTGCTGCTACTGGTTCAGGACAATCTGTTGAAGAAATAATTGGAGTAAATTCTGTAGCTAAGATTAGAGGTATGTCTAGAATATATAATGATCCTAACATGGAAGGTGCAGTTAAACAAAATGCAATTGATGCTTTACAAACTCAATCAACATCTTTTAACTCTAAAGGTTATCTAAAGGGCACTGCTGAGCAACCAATAGACAATGAGTGGTTAACTAGTGTATCTAAAGACGCACCTTGGACAACTGATGATTATGTAAGTGATCAACAAAATTCTTCTGAGATTGCAGGTAACTATCATGCTTATAGAATGGCAGGTAATTCTGAAGCAGATGCTAAAGAGTTAGCTTTAGATTTATTTAATAAGTCTAATAGATCATTTGAAATGAGTAATGGTGGTGAGATAATTATACCAGTTAAACATAAGAACCTTAATAATATAAGTATTGAAGAATTTAGTAAATCTTTAGATGCTAATGGTAAGTCTAGATTTCCAAGTTTAAAACAACAAAGGGATGATCTAGAAATATCTACAGGTCAAGGTTGGATAAGTGAATGGAGAGCTAGAACAAATATTAGTTTTCAGAAATCTTATAATTATGGTAAGACAGGTAAATATGATATGTTATATAATGGTAAATTAGTTGATCAATCTTCTTTCTCTTATGAAGAATTAGAAGAATTTATTGCTCAATCTCCTAGTAAGCTTAGAGAGAAAATGACAGGTGGTAAACATCAATCTATTCAGGAAATTGAAGAAAGTGCATTAAGTAACAGAAGAAAGAATATAAAAGGTAAAAAGAATCAAGCTAATATAGATATGAGAATACAGAGTTTGTTTGATCTTGGAATTTAACAGGAGGTAAGTATGGCTGATAAAGAAAGTACTAAGAAGGAAAGAATACAGCTATTAAATGAAAGAAGAAAGACTATCTATGATAGACTTACAGGAAAGCATGAACTAGATAGAAATACTAGTCTAGCGATACTGGCTAACTTAGAATTTGAATCTGGACATACATTAGATCCTTCTACTAAACAGTTTAAAGATAAAACTGAGGAACAATGGTGGAAAGCTGTTGACTCTAAGAAATATGGTAGAGGTACTGGTATAGCTCAATGGGATGGATCTAGAAGATTTGACCTTAAAGCTTATGCAGAGGAAAATGAAAGAGAGCTATATGATATTGATACTCAAGTAGATTTTTTAATGCATGAAATGGCTACTACTGAAAAGGGAGCTATGGAGGCTATGAAAGCTTCAGATACTCTTGAAGGTAAGACTGAAGCATTTCTAACCAAGTTTGAAAGAGCAGGTATTGGACATTTAAAACATAGATTAGGTAAACTTAAAGCTTATGAAGGTTTAGGTATAGACACTGAAGTGCAAGATAGAAAAGCACAAGGTGATCAAGTTTTAAACCAACCTTTACCTGAAGATTTTCAGGAAAAAGTTATTGATGATGTTATGTCACTTGAAGTTATTAAAGGTTCAAGAGTACCTAATTCAGTAGGTGAAGCTTCACAACTTATTAAACATGTACAAGGTCAAAAGGATTTATCTAATAGTAATCCTCTTGAAGTAATTAATGAAGTTAATAATTATGTGAAAGAGCAAGAAAGTAATTTCTTAAGCACTGAAGGTTCTCAGTTAAAAAATGAACTTGATATGGATATGACAAAGCCTAACTTTAGTAGCTCTAATAGGACACCTAGTGTAACTGCTGACTTTGGTGGTTCTTCTTCATTCCAACAATCAGGTATTGTTGAAAGAGGTTTAAGAACTGTACCTCAAGGTTTTGATTATGCTTATGAGAACGTTAAGAGGATACCAGATATTGAACAAGATGATATAGATCAACTTGGTAATCACTTTGTTAATCAATTGACAGAAGAAGGTGCTTTAGGTAATTTAATTCAAAGAGGTATACAAGGTTCAATTACTAGTGATCAACTTGATCCTAATTTTGACCCTAAACAGGATATGCTTTATGAAGAATTAACTAAAGATTTATCTAGTGAAGAGTTAACTAGTTTATTGGAAGACTACTCTTATAATCAAAAAGATTTTAGGACTGTAGCTACTCTAATGCAGCAAAGAAATAAAAGAATCCAAAGCATGTCTGAATATGCAAAAGAGAATCCAGTATTAAATGCTGCAGGTTTCATGGGTGCTTTAATGACTGATGCTGTTGTTATGATGCCAGTAACTAGTGCAATTGCTGCACAAGGTGCTGCTACACTAACTGGTTCTAGTTTGAAATCACTAAGTGCTGCTAAGAAATTAGGTTGGCTTACTGCTGCTGAAACTTTAGAGCAAGGTGGTCAAGAATTGGTATGGGATGCTTATAAGAAAGATTATGAGTTCAGCTTACCAATATTCATGGCAGGAATTGGTATGGGTGTAGGAGTTAGAAGTGTAGTTGATAACGTACAAAATAATAAAATGATAAGAGAGTTAGTTAGTAATGAAGAAGGTTTTATAAATCTTGGTAAGAAAGAAGCTAAGGAATTAGTTAGAGTTGTTGCCAAAGAAGCTGATAGTGAACAAGCTGTTCAATTAGCTAGTAGACTTTCTGAACTTAAATTAGCTAAAGCTCAAGAAATTAGAAAAGGTTTATTACAGGATTATGATTTAGTTCAAGTAGGTATTCAAGAAGCTAAACAAACTCTTAGACAATCTGTAAAAGGTTCAAGTGAAGCAAAATTTGCTAAAAGTGAAGTACAGAGATTACTAAGAAAAGCTAAGACTATGGAGAAACATACTGGACAAGAATTAAGACAAGTACTATTAGGTACTCATCCTAAATTAACTACAGCTTTAAATCCTGAATTTGGTTTAAAGAGAATGACTAAGGAATTAGGTATTGACCATAAATTGGTAGATACACCAGATAAACTTAGAGAATTTTTAGGTATTAGATCAGGTAAGTTTGCTGAAAGTATTATTGTTGATGGTGAGAAAGGTTATGAATTAGTATTAAATAAACAGTTAAAAGAACTTAGTGATAATAAAAGAATTAACGCTAATCACTTTTTGACTGAAGTTTCTAATACTATGAAAACATCACCTACCGATATTAATGCAGGAATTAGTAGACATTTACAAGGTTTAGGTAATAAAGCTAGTGACTTCATTGTTAATCAAGCTAATACAGATAGTAGTATGACAAAATACTTATTTAACAAAGGTAACTTAGTTAATAGTGAAAATGCTCATGTATCTGGATTTTACAATTGGTTAGCTCCTGATAACTCAGGTAGACAAGGTATGTCACATATTAGAGCAGGTGAAACTAAAACTATTTATAGAAATAGATATCATGGATCTATGATGGATAATTATAAGACTCAAGGGTATGAATTACTTAAACATATGAACAGTGATAAATCTTTAGCTAATAAGTTAAGTGTTTATACTGATTTTGCTAAGTTTGAGAATGATGTAGTTCCTATATTTAGAGATAGATTAGTTATGGATAAAGCAGATTTCATGAAGAAATATCCAGATACTAAAGTACAAGAAATATCAGATACTTTTGCTAAAGGATATAACCAACTTAATAAAGAAGTTGCTGATGATGCGATATCTAAAGGAGTACTAGGTGTAGGTGCAAATTCTGAGAATTATATTCATAGATCATGGGCTTCAGATAAAGCTAGGTTAATACCAAAAGAAGACTTACGGGAAGCTATATATCAAGGTATGCATAAATCTATATTAGATGCAGGTTTACCTTTTGATGAAACTTTCTTAAGGACTGAAGCTAAGAACTTTGCTTTTGGTTTACAGAGTAAAGATATCACTAATCATATAGAAGCTAATTCTACTTATATTGAGAATCTTAATAAGTTTCTTAAATCTGCAGAAGGTTCTAGTGACTCAGGTGTTAAAGGTGCAGTTGAATCAGCTATTCAGAAAGCTAATGCACAGAAGACAGCCAATGAGTTAGGTGAATTAGGTAAGAGAGCTGAGATTGATATAAATGCTGAGATACCAAATTCAGGAGGTAAAACTTTAGCCGATTTAATGGATGATAACTTCATAGCTACTCAAGATAGATACAATAGTAGAATGGCAGCAAGAACTGCAGCAGCAGAGCATGGAATTAAAGATATTAAAGTTTTAGATAGTTGGAGAGCAGATGCTATACTAGCTGAGAAGAAACGATTAATAGAAACTAATGATCCTCATATTGCAGCTAATGTTGAATATTTAGATAAAGTATTGAAGCAAGATATTAAATCTTTCCAATATGGTGGTCTAGGTGGACAAGGTGATGTTCTAGAAGCTGACATGAATGATGTTATGCGATTAATGAAGAAGATTACTGTTACTAACTTAATGCAGAATGTAGGTATTGCATCTATGGCTGAATTTGGTGGTACTGTTAGTGAGATAGGTATGTTTAATGCTTTAAAATCTACAATAGATCCTATACAACAAATGATAAGAAAGAATCATATTCTAGGTTCAGGTGTTACAAATATTAGAACACTGACTGATGATATGTCTGCTCTTACAGGTATTGGTATGGGTGATATGGCTTTTTCAAGTAGAGGTGTATCTCAAGCAGAACAAATTTACAAAAATGGTGTAATGTCTAGTGTTGAGAAATCAATTGATGCTATGGGTTCAGTTACTCAAAACACTTTAGGGTGGGTAGAGACTGTAGGTCGTAAAGCAACAAGTAATGGTTTAGCTATTAAATGGGGACAACACTTTAAGGGAAATGAGCCTAAAGGGATAATTTCTAAGTTTATGTCATTTGATAAAGTGACTACTAATAGAACTTTAGAAAATTCTGGTTTAGGTACATGGATTGAAGAAGGTGGTAAACAAGTATTCAAAACTAATGACACTTATGATGCTATTAAGAATAATTATCTTAAACATGTTTCATTTGATGAGAATGGTAGTGTTAAAGCTATGAACTTTGATAAATGGGATGCAGATGCAAGAGATTCATTTAGGAATACTATTAAATTACAGACTTCACATATATATGCTGATCCAGACTCAACTACTGCTGCACATTGGCAAACTACTTCTCTAGGGAGAATATTAAACCAATTTAGAACATTCAGTGTAAACTCAACTTCTAAAATTGCAGGATTTACTTATGGAAATTTAGTTAATGGTATAAAACACCAAGATGCTGATGAAGTACTTAAGTTTAGTAATAAGATGTTTTGGGCAGCTACTATGGGAACTTTAGCTGTAGGTGTAAGAGATGAACTTACAAGTGCAGGTACAGGTAATGATAAAGGTTTTAGTGAATTAGCTAGTACACCTTTACAATCAATAGCTATAGGATTTAGTAGAAGTTCTCTAATCGCTAACATGGATACAGTTAACGGAATAGGTGGAGCACTATTTGGCTATGATAATATATTTAATAGATCAAGTTTTACAGGTAGAAATAAGAACTTCTTTAATCTAGCTGAGACACCAATTGGTCAATTAGGTACAAACGCTTTCAAAGGAGCATCAAGTTTAATACAAGGTGATTTAGAGGGTGCAGGTAAAGCTGCAGGTAAACTAACACCATTTAAGAGACAACTTGGTATTCAACAAATGATAAATATTTTAAACAAATAGGAGGACATTTATGGCAAATTTAAGTAATGTTACCTATACAGCTAATGGGGCTACTACGATATTCGTAGTGCCTTTTAGTTATATAGAAGAACCAGATATTACTGTTACAGTTGATGGAGTCACTAAGACAATAACAACTGATTATACATTTAACGGTTCAGGGGATGTAGTATTTAATATTGCACCACTAAATCTTGAGGTAGTTTATATATCTAGAGATTCTGATGTGACCCAAAGAGTTACTAGTTTCTCAGATGGATCAGAATTAACAGAAGCAGATTTAAATGATAATGGAGATCAATCTTTATATTTACATCAAGAGACAAGAGATTTAATTAATACACTTAACGTAGACAATGCCTCTGTATTAGGTAGAGTAGTTCAGAATGAAACTGATATTGCATCTAATGATGCTGATATTGCAGTACTAGTAGGGGCTGTTGCAGATAATGTTAATGATATAGCAACTAACATATCTAATATAGATACTAATTCTAGTAACATTGATACTAAAGTTACAGGAGCAGCTAGTTCAACAGATAATGCTATACCTAAGTTTGATAGTACTACTGGTAAGATCATCCAGAACACAGGAGTGATAATTAGTGATACTGATGAAGTTAGTACAACTGGTGACTATGTAGTGTTCCGAGGTACATCTAAAGAAATGGAACTTGGTGAAGAAGTATTAGAAAGTTTATCTACAGGTGTAACTGCTCCTATTACTTTATCTATTAATGGTGGAGATACAACTAAGTTTGATATATCTATTGTTGATGGTCATATCGTAAATAGAGAGTTAGATACTTATGTAACTATAGCTTATGCAGGTTCAACTGGTAATTCAGTTAGTGCTGTTAATGGTGTAACTTATATATTTATTGATAAATTAGGTGCTGTCGTTAAACAGACTACTGCCCCAACACCAAGTGATCTAAGAGAAATGATTTACTTAGGTAGAGCAATTGCTATAGCAGGTACAGTAGTACAGGTTTTAGCTGAACCAATTCCTATTGAGAATGTCGCTAGTGCAGTTTCAGATTTAGCTAAATCTATAAGAATATTTAATGCATCTGGTAACTTAGTTACATCAAATGGTTCAAATATGAATTTAGATAAGTCCTTAGGTTATCTCTACTCTTATGGGTCAAATTATGCTACGGATAGGAATAATCCAAGTTTAGTTACAGTAGCAGCTAGTACAATTAGTTCATTCGCATACATAACTCAAGCAGCAGGGTCTACAGAGGCAGCTACTACAGCAATAGACGCTACTTATTATGATGCATCTGGTACTAAAACACTTATTACTGGTGCAGGTAAGCAAGCAACAGTTCAACGTATTTTCTTATTCCCATCTGGTGCTATAAGAATTGCTTATGGACAAACTGTTTATCCTACTCTAGCAGAAGCGATTCAAGGTACAACTAGTGAAACATTTATAGACAATCCAAACATATTTGGTAATGGTATTCTTATAGGTATGATAGCTTTAAGAAAAAATACTACAGATTTATCTAACTCAACTCAAGCTAGATTTTTAGTAGCTTCTAGGTTTGGTGAAGGATCAGTTGGAGCAGCAGGGCAGTCTGTATCTAGTTTACAAGACGCTTATAGCAACTCTAGTGTTGGTGAAGTTGTTTTAGATTCAACTCTAGGTGCTGTTAAAGTTAGAGATAATGGTACACCAATTGGTGCAAACTTATTTGAAGTTACTGATAATTCAGGATCTACAAAATCTTTAGAAGTAAAGATAGATTCAGTAGATGTGAGTAGTACACTTAATATGAAAGAAATTTCTACACCTAGTACTCCTGCGAGTGGCTACAAGTCAATCTATCCTAAGACTGATGGTAAGGTATACACACTTGATGACACTGGAACGGAAAAGGAAGTTGGATCTGGTGGTGGTGGTGGTTTAGATACTGTCCATACTGAAACATTTGAGGATACTATTAATGCATCAAGTTTCACATCAGGTAATAACGCTACATATGATAACGGAGGGACACTAGATGGTACATTAAGTGATGATACAGTTACTAATATATCAAGTAATACGTCACTTAAGTATTTGATGGGTGCAACAAGTACAAACGACTTTATTAAATCACCTGCTATAGCATTAGACGCTAAGCAGCAATCACAGACATTAGGTATGAGTTTTTATTATACTTATGATGGTGCTGATGATGATATTAAAGTAGTTGTGTATGATGATACTAATTCAGAAGTTATGACGACAAGTATTGACTTTCTTAAGGCAAGTAGTACTCCTCAGAGATTCTCGGTACAATTCCCAACTAACTCTGATACCGCTAATTTGCACTATGGGATCCAAGTTGTTACTGGTAATTCTGGTAAGATACTAGTTATTGATGATGTTGAGATTAGTAGTAATCCTTTTGTAAGTAAAGATTTATTGGATACTCAAAACTTTGAAGAAGATAGTCCAACTATGACAGCTAGTACAGGAGACTTAAGATGGGGAGCTATTTCACATACAGGATCTAATATACTAAACTATGATGATTCAAATGGTAGGTTTACTGCCACTAGAGAATGTCAAGTATATGTTAGTTTTTCAGGATTTGCATCAACATCTATATCATTTAATATAAAGAAAAATACTGTAACTGTTATGGTAGGAGCCGCCGCCGCTAATACTCAAGATACTCCATCGGCGACGCTAAAATTAAATGAAGGAGATTACGTTGTACTTAATACTACTACAACTATTATATCCCCTAAACTCACTATAACAGCAACAGCAGAAACAAACCACATCGTAGCTTACAACTCTCGTAACGCAGAAAACAGCATGGTAAGACTTCATACTGGTAATGGTCATGGTAGTACTAATACTGCAATCCGCCGCTTCTCGACAGCAGTCGATAATATTGGTAATGCTATCACATATGCTGATAGTTCAACAGATGGGGCTAGTTTTACAATCAATGAAGACGGGTTGTATTATATTTCATATAGTGATGGTAGAAACGCATCAGGACAAGATAATATAGGTATTAGTTTAAATTCTACTCAACTAACTTCAAATATTGCAACTATTAATGCAGCAGATAGGTTAATTGAAGAGGTAAACACTCCTTCAAATCCTTCAGCATTATCATGGGCAGGTCAACTTTCTAAAGACGATGTAATTAGAGCGCATACAGGATCTACAGCAAACTTAACTACTGCAACATCTTTCACAATATCAAAAATAGGCGTTGGAGATCTTCTCGGAGTCCCTACACCTCGCACAGCTTATATCAAGGATGTTAAGTCAAGTGGTACAAACGGTGGTACTTTTACTTCTGGAGCTTGGCAAACTAGGGACTTAAATACGCTAGAAGGTGACACTGAGTTCGTAAGTTTGAGTAGTAACCAGTTTACGTTACAAAGTGGTAAGTATAATATAGAAGCATATGCTCCTGCAATGCAAGTTAATGGACATGTTATAAAAATTAGAGATATTACTAGTAGTGTAGATATTATTATAGGAACATCTGGTTATGCAGCAACTTCCGGAGCATCTAACTTATCTAAAGCAATAAGTGATTTAGAAGTTATATCAAATACTACATTTGAAGTCCAACATAGATGTAATACTACAAAAGCTACTAACGGACTAGGAAATCCACTTAATTTCGGAGTAGATGAGGTTTATACCACTATTAAAATCACAAAGCTACCATTAGGAGGCAACAAATGAGTGAAGAAATTATAGAAGAAGTCATTGAACTATCTCAGGAAGAATTAGATGTTATTGAAGCTGAACGTATTGAAGCAGAAAGACTAGCAGAGGAAGCTAGGGTTGAAGCAGGTCGTATATTAGAAGTAGCAAGGATAGTTGATATCAAGGATCGATATAAAAACCTTAAAGACCACAGGGCTGCAGGAGCGGCTCTTGGTATTTCTAATGTAGACTTACATGTTAAGAAGATTTGTGATAATAGTGACAAGGTTAAAGCGGAAGCTGACATAGCTGAGTTAGAGTCACAGGATTCTATTCAACATGTATCTAGACAATCTACTGAGTACATTGAAAAACGTAAGAGTGAGTATAGAAGTATTGAAGAAGTAATACATACTATTCTTGATCATGGTTTAGATTCTCAAGAGTTTATTGAGCTACAGAATGAAAGGGCAGCTATTAAAGCTAAGCACCCTAAAGAATAATAATTAATGGGGAGGTAGTCAATACTATCTCTCCTTATTTACAAAGGAGATTATATGGCTGAAAAGAAATCTAAATGGCAGAAAATGTTTAGTGCAGGGTTTACAGGTGAAAAACTTAAATTAAGTAAACGTGAGCAACAGAA